AACTAATTGCTAAGGAATATCAAAGCCTTAGCGATTTAGCTATTCAAAAGAATAACAGTTACGCAGGATCAATTTTTAATCCTGACTGGATTATTAAGCCATCAATGGAACTAACTAAAAAAGATATGATTGAATTTGGAATAGCAGCCAGAGCAAACGATAAAATTAATCGTATCAAAAGCGCAGGTTTAAAAGGCTTTGACGAAGATAATTTAAAAGACTTAATCGGCTATCTTATACTGTTTAGAATAGCTCAAAGTCTAAAGGAATAATTAATTTAAAAATATAAAATTATGAAGATATTAAATTTATACGCTTGCTTAGGCGGTAATAGATACAAGTGGGGAAACGAACACGAAATAACAGCTATTGAATTAGACCCATTTGCAGCCGAATTATACAAAGAACGTTTCCCAAATGATAATGTAATAGTTGCAGATGCTCATCAATATCTGTTAGACCACTATAAGGAGTTTGATTTTATTTGGAGTAGTCCACCTTGCCCAACTCATAGTAGAGCCGCATTTGGAAGTAGAAAAAGTGATAAAGCTGCGCATAAACCGGTATTTCCTGATATGACTTTATATGAAGAAGTTATTTTTTTAGAGCATTATTTTGATGGTAAGTATTGTGTTGAAAATGTTATTCCTTATTACGAACCGTTGATACCAGCTCAAAAACGTGGCAGGCATTTATATTGGTGTAATTTTAAATTACCCAATGATTTAAACGAAAGAAAGTCTATAAATATGGAAGGATTAAATGAAGTAGACCAATGGTGTGAATTTCACGAATACGATTTTAGACAATACAAAGGCGAACAGCGAGTTGATAAAATGGCTCGTAATTTAGTTGACTATGAAGCAGGATTGACAATTTTAAATACCGCTTTAGGAATTATAACCAAATCAAATACTAACCAAGAATCATTATTTTAGTCATGTACAAAAAACTAAATTATTTATACATGATGGTTATTATCCACAATAACCCTATATTTGTGGCTCATTATCAACATCTGGAATAGGCAGGCTTTCATAATATTCATTTAACTTTGAATAAATAACTTCAGGTCTGCCGGGTGAATAAACCAAATCGCCATTCTCAAATACTATTTCGGTGTAATATTTCTTATTAGTTTTACCTTTAGGAATAAACACCTTAGGGTTTAATTGCGTAATTGTATTTCGAGATAAACAAAAGTAGCCTATTGTAGTTTCGTAGTCATCCAATAAACCTTCGTTTAAAAGCCTTATTTTATCTAACTCATCTATTTCCTCATCCGTATTAAAAGCTGAGTTTATAGGGTGAATAATTGATATTGAGAACCATTGTAGACTATCCATGTTAATAGATTTTATTGTTAACTATTTTTAAGTTCTTAATAAAATATTCATCACTTTTAAGGTTTAAAGTAACGTGGCTAAAACCTAAGTTCCATTTGTTTATGGGAGCGAACATCGGATTCATATCACATAAACAGCCCTGAGAGTGAACAGATATTAGTCTATTGTTCATTGTTGGCTCAGAATGTGAACTTGTCCTATGATAGTGACCAACTAAAGTGTCTTCCATTGTTTTAGTAAAAGTTGCTCTGGCAGGATTAACACCACCCATGCCAAACAATTCATGACCATGTAAAACAGTTAATTTACCGATTGATATTGGGCGTTTATCTTTTACTGTTTCAATCTTTAATTCACCTAATTTTAAAAGTATTTCTAATTGAAAATCGGCAACATCAAATATCTCGGGAGCTTTAACGTAAAGCCATTTTTCCCAACGTTCATCGTGGTTACCATGCTTATAAACTATCTTAGCGTTTGGAAAATTATCTCTTAGACTTTGTAAAAATTGCCTTACTGCAATAAATTCATCATTAATAGAACGGTGTCTAAAATCCTTTTCGTGCCGGCTTATGTTTGCAAAGTCAATAAGATCTCCATTTATTAGGATGCAGGTTATTTTATTGTCTAAACCATATTGTAAAGCCGTTTCAATAGCTTTATTGTTTTGGTATGGAAAGTGCAAATCACTAATAACTAAAGTTGAGGTTTGTTTTATTTCGTATGTACTAAAATCATTTGAGTAACTTTCTGGCAAATTAAAAGGATTAAGCGGTTTTGGTGCTGTTCTTAGACTTTCATCTTTAGTTTTGTTTTTACCTAATTGCCCCGTGTGTCTTCTTATGTAGGCTCTAACGGTATCAACGGTTGTAAATGTTAATGGATTATCTTTGTAAATTTTCCTAGCTAGTGTTAGATTTGGAGTATTAGGGAATTTAACCATATACTTTTTAATTATTTCCTGCTTAGTTAATTTTGCCATAAGTTATAATTTGTGTAAATATAATTAAAATTTATTAACTTTGCACAATGATTAAGATTTTAATAAAACCGTTATCAATCAATGAGGCTTACAAAGGTAGGAAATTTAGAACAGTTAAGTACCAATGGTATAAAGAGAATGTTGCTAAACTGTTACCATCTAATTACGTTTTACCTTTACCACCTTATTTCATTCACTTTGTATTTGGTTTTAGTTCTGTAAGTTCAGATTGGGATAATTGCATAAAAACAACCCAAGATTGTATAGCTGAAAAATATAATTTTAATGATAAATTAATACGTAGAGGGCTTGTGGATATTGAGATTGTGCCAAAAGGTAAAGAATTTTTTACATTTAAAATTGAACATTTAACAAAATAAATTTTTTTATTACAAAACAATTATTTATTTTTGTCAAAGTTAAGGTTTGTGCGAACCATCTAAATTAACTAAGATATTAACCCTATTCCCTGAGAGCGCACACTCGAGGGGTGTAGGGTTTTTTAATTTAAAAAAATGCAAAATAAAATTAAAGAAATGATTTCGGAGCTACTAGGTAGTTGTGAATTAAGTGAAAAAATTAAATTCATGAATGAAATTAGAGAACATATTCATGACTTATCTCCATTCAAAAACGAGCCAGTAGATTTTGTTAAATGGATTCCAGCTGAATTAGTTGTAGCAAATGATTATAATCCTAATAAGGTTGCGCCTCCAGAAATGGAATTATTAGAAATATCAATTATGAATGATGGTTATACGCAACCAGTTGTTACTTTTCCTAATGGCGATAAGGTTGAGGTTGTTGATGGGTTTCACAGAACCAGAGTAAGTAAAGAATCAAAAGTTGTTAGGGCTAGGGTTTTAGGATATACGCCAACTGTTATAATTAGAAAAGAACAGAGTAATAAAAATGACCGTATCGCATCAACTATTCGTCACAATAGAGCTAGAGGTAAACATCAAGTTGATGCAATGAGTGAAATTGTTATTGAGTTAAAAAACCGTAATTGGAAAAATGAAAGAATAGCAAGGGAGCTTGGAATGGATGAAGAAGAAATTTTAAGACTTTGTCAAATTACAGGTTTACAGGATATATTTAAAGATGATGATTTTTCTAAAAGCTGGGAGTCTTCTGATTCAATAGCTACATACGAAACTTTAACTGATAATTTAAGTGAAGAAGAAATAGAACATTACAGAACTACAAACACAAGCGATCCTGATAGAATATTCCATACTTTTGAAAAATGGGAGTGTCATAAGGCTGGTTTTTATGGTTCTAAAAAAGATGGATTAACAGGCGACCAATGCGAAAAAGAATATGCAAATTATCTTTCAGATGATAATAGATTTAAAGAAGGCTTACAAGGCATTTTAGATAACTGGATTAATTCATGTGAGCATTATTTAACCAATAAAGCAATGAATAGAATTGCTTGGTTAGGTCAGGCGGCTATGTGTTATTCAACTGGAATACCATCTAAGTTTTGTGCTGGTTTTAATTTACTTACAAATGAACAACAAAACCATGCTAATGAAGTTGCTTTAGAATATTTAAATATTTGGATGAAAAAATATAATAGAAGTGAACTAACAATGGATGAAGCTTTATCAATCGGTAGACAAGTAAACATTTATTAATATGGCAACAAAAGTATATAATGATAAAACCGTACTTGAAGCAAGTAAGGAAAGAATATCTCAAGTTTTTGATAACTTTGATAGAATTTATATTTCATTCTCTGGAGGTAAAGATAGTAGTGTTATGTCTCATTTAGTTTTAGCAGAGGCTAAAAAAAGAAATAGAGTTGTAGGTTTATTAATTATTGATTTAGAGGCTCAATACAATGATACTATAACTCATATTGAACACATGATTGAAATGTATAAAGACAATATAGATTTACATTGGATTTGTGCAGAGTTACTTTTAAGAAATGCGGTAAGTAATTACGAGCCACGTTGGGTTTGTTGGGATGAATCTAAAAAAGATATTTGGGTAAGAAATAAACCAACCTTAGCAAGTGACTTAACTCAATATGATTTTTACCAGCCTAAAATGGAGTTTGAAGAGTTTATGGTTATTTTTGGTGAATGGTATTCTAAAGGATTAACAACGGCTGCTTTTATTGGCATTCGTTCAGATGAAAGTTTACACCGTTATAGAGCTATAACCTCTCGCAAAGATGGTTTAATGTTTAATAATTGGAAGTGGTCAACAAAAGTAAGCACAAAGCTATTTAATATTTATCCTATTTACGATTGGAGAACTGAGGATATATGGGTATTTCATGGTAAATTCAATCACTTGCCACATAATAGAATTTATGATAAAATGATGATGGCAGGAGTTAAAATAAGTCAACAAAGATTATGCCAGCCCTATGGCGATGACCAGCGTAGGGGTTTATGGTTGTATCATATTTTAGAACCAATGACTTGGTATAAATTAATTTTAAGAGTTAACGGTGTAAATAGTGGAACTCTTTATATACAAGAAAATGGTAACATGACCGGATATAATAAAATAACAAAGCCAGAGGGTCACACATGGGAAACATTTTGTAACTTGCTTTTATCAACTATGCCTAAGAAAACAAGCGACCATTACAGAGAGCGTTTTGTTAAGTTTATTAAAGGATGGCAAGATAGAGGTTATTTAGTTATTCCAGATGAAGCTCCTGAAGATTTAGAATCAAAATGTTGGGTTCCATCATGGCGTAGAATGTGTAAAGTAATGTTAAGAAATGATTATTGGTGTAAGGGACTAGGACAAACACAGCCTTTTTCAGATGCTTATGGAAAATTTAAGGACATTAAAAAGAAACGATTGTTAGAAAAAACATTATGAACCTACCAAGTAAAGATAAAAACGGGAATAGCTATTTGAGTTATTCCTGTATTTCAACATTCTTAAAAGATAAAGAACAGTTTATAAAAACCTATATTTTAAAAGAACCGTTTATAGGAAATGAATATACTGAGTTTGGAAACAAGGTCGGTAAAGCATTAGAGTTAAATGACTATTCTAATTTTACAGAAAGTGAATCAAACGTGTTAAAAAAAATTACAAGGTTAGATATTTTTGAACAAAAGATATTATTAAACTTTGATGCTTTTTATATGGTTGGTTATATTGACACCTGCTCTTTAGATCTTAATAAAATAATAGATTATAAAACTGGCGGATATGGTAAACACGTTAATTATGAATCATTAGATTATACTCAGCTTTGTTATTATGCGCTTGGAATAAGGCAGGAAACTGGAATAAAGGTTAAGTCTGCAAATGTTGAGTTTATAACTAGAGGTCGTAACTTTGATGTGTTTAATTGTGATATTATAACAATCCCAATAGATATAAGCGAACAAAGGTTAAAGTGTGTTTATTATGACACAATAAAAATTGCAAAAGAAATTGAATTATTTTATGAAAATTATTTGCAAAATCAAAAATAATTTTGTATATTCGTAACCAATACCGACGAAATGAAAAATCTTAAAATTAACGCTCATTATATTGGAACGCCTTTTCGTCGGGGCTACCTTTATTTTGGGCGTTTTTATTTATAATTATGGCAGAAAATAAAAAATCATTTGTACTTTATACAGATATTATTCATGTGTTTGCAAACTTAACAGATGAAGAAAGTGGTAAGCTAATTAAGCATTTGCTAGCTTATGTTAACGACTTAAATCCAATTCCACCAGACAATAGGATAATTCAAATAGCTTTTGAGCCTATTAAGTTACAATTAAAAAGAGACTTAAAACATTGGGAATCAGTAATTAACAAAAGAAAAGATGCTGGTAAATTAGGTGGCTTAGCAAAAGCTAGCAAAGCTAAGCAAGATGTAGCAAACTTAGCTGTAAATGATAATGTTAATGTAACTGTTAATGATACTGTAAATGTAAATGATATAATAAATAAATGGTTTAAAGATTTAGAAAATTCTCAGGCTTTAGAAACTATTTGCATTAATAATAAATTTGACATCAATCAAATTAGAAATGTTAAATTGCCAGAGTTTAAAAAATATGCTGAACTTGATTACCCAAATTATAATAAATTTGTATCTCATTTTAAAAATTGGGTAATTAAAAACCCTCCTAAAGATTTAAACGCACCCTTAAAAATGGTATACTAATGATAGTAATTAACCCAATAGATAAAAAAGAATATACCATCGAGGTTACCAAGAATGGCGAGAATCAAATGACCTGCCCTGAATGTTCACCACACCGTAAAAAGAAAACGTTAAAATGTTTTAGCTTTAACCTTAATAAAAATGCTGGCAGGTGTAACCATTGCGGAGTGGTATTGGTAGCCAAAGAAGATAAGCCGATTGAGATTAAACCAACCGAATACAAAAAGCCGATTTGGAACAATAAAACAGAATTATCAAATAATGCCGTTAAATGGTTTGAAAGTAGAAAGATAACACAAAGTATATTAAATGAATTTAAAGTTACTGAGGGGGCTGAATGGATGCCACAAACCCAAACAAACGTTAACACAATTCAGTTTAATTACTTTAAGTTTGGTGAGCTGGTAAATGTTAAATACCGGGATGGTGCTAAAAACTTTAAACTATTCAAAGATGGCGAAATGATATTCTACAACCTTGATGCCACAATTAACAACAATGTGATAATAATTGTTGAGGGCGAAATGGATGTTTTAGCAATGGCTCAAAGTGGTTTTAAAAACGTAATATCAGTTCCAAACGGATGCAACGATAAAGGCAAAATTAACATGGACTACCTAGATAATTGCATAGATTATTTTGTAGAGGATTGCAGGTTTTTGTTAGCCTTAGACAATGACAAGGTAGGTAATCGTTTAAAGGATGAATTAGCCAGACGTTTAGGTTACGAAAATTGCAGTACCATTACCTTTAAAGATTGTAAAGATGCCAACGACTGCCTAATTAAATACGGAATTATTGGGGTAACTGAATCTATTGAAGCTGCAAAAGAATACCCAATCGAGGGGGTTTTTAATGCTATTGATATTCAAGATTCAATATGGGACTATTACAATAATGGTTTACCAAGTGGCTTTGGTATTGGGATGCATGAGTTTGATATGTTTTTAAAGTTTCAGCCGGGTTACTTAACAGTAATTACAGGAATACCCGGTCATGGTAAAAGTGAGTTTTTAGACTTTTTGATGTGCCGTTTAAACATTTCACACGATTGGAAGTTTGCTTTATACTCACCAGAAAACCACCCATTACAATTACACTTTAGTAAGTTAGCTGAAAAGGTTATAGGCAAACCATTTGACGGGCAAAATAGAATGTCACCTTTAGATCTTACAACTACAATAGAATATTTAAAAGACGTTTTTTACTTTGTTAATCCTGCAGAAAACTTTACACTTGACAATATTTTAACAGCCGTTAAAAGTCTAGTCCGTAAAAAAGGGGTTAAGGCTTTTGTGATTGACGCTTGGAATAAGTTAGAACACAATTACAGTACAAACGAAACTAAATATATCTCTGAACAATTAGATAAAATAGTTACATTTTGTGAAAAGAATAGCGTACATTGTTTTTTAGTTGCACATCCTACTAAAGTGCAAAAGGATAAAGCAACACAGAAATTTGAGATACCAAACCTTTATTCAATAAGCGGATCTGCTAACTTTTATAATAAGGCTGCAAATGGAATAACAGTTTACCGAGACTATGAAAACTTTACTACCGAAGTTTATATCCAAAAAGTTAAATTTAAACATTGGGGACAAACAGGATGCTGCCAATTAGCTTGGGATAAAACAAACGGTAGATATTACAAAGGAATGCCGAATAGTGATAGTTGGATTCAATCTAATAAACCAAAGGAACTTCAACAAAATGATAACTTTTTAACAAGCCCACTTGATATAATTACAAATAACGGTAAAAACGAAATAGATCCATTTTAAATATGACCCCACAACTAGCCCACCAAATAATTAAAAACTACCTTAAAACACACAGCTTGCCTACTAAGGATGTGGATGTTTGGGTAGGGGATGTTAAATATACTTGGAATTATTTATTAAAACTTTGTTACAATATAAAATAAATTATTATATTTACATCCGATGACGCATAAGCAAGTAATCGAGGTTATAATATCAAATGACAGTTTTTTGAAATACTGCCACAAATTGGCGTCACCACGTACACACATAGCAGAAGACTTATACCAAGAAACTATCTTAGCTATTTGTGAAACTAAAGATGATCGTTTTGTTAAGGCATACAATGATGGTTACCTAAGCCCATTTGTTATTAAAACAATTAGGAATATTTGGTTAAAGAGAAATACATTTAAACAACATACAGACGGCTCAACTTCTAACTTAATGGAATACGCTAATACTTTACAAAACATAGATGCTTTTGATTTTGATAGGACTTACATCAATCAAATATCTAAAGACTACGACCCGACAGCGGATATAGTTTTTGAAGCTGCAAAGAAAATAATAGCTAAAGATAGCGATAGCGATAGAATGGAAATAAGATACCGAGCGAGGGTTTATAACCATTCAAATAATAACATTGCAGGCTTTGAAGCTATTAAATCATTTAAAAACGCTGGTCGTTTTTCGCAATACATTGGAATAAAAAGATGTGCCATTTATAAAAGTTGTAGGGAATACCAAGAGATTTTAAAAAGTAAACTAAAATATATTATCAATGGTTAATTATTTATACATAGCCCTCTTTGCGTTTTGGTTTGCTGAACTTTCAACAATACCACAACGTATTTTAATAGCAACGGGCTTTAAACATTTATACCCATTCAGTTGCGTAAAGTGTTTATCCTTTTGGATGGCTCTTATTTACTCTTATAACGAACCGTTTTGTATAATTATAGCAGGAGTTACCTCTTTACTATCAATGACTATTTGTTTAATATTTAATAGATTAAGATGACCAGAGACGAAGCAATGGATGTGTTAGTTAAACACTCTCAGTTTTTTGAGATTTATAGTAAAGAACTATTTATCCCTAGAGGATGCGAGGGCATTATGGCAGAAATAATAGCAGCTTACAAAGTAATTAATAACGGTTACGTTTGTTCATCATGTGGAAACGAATTGATAATTGATGCTAATAGATACCGTTTACACAGAATGAAAGAACTTAATTTAAAACACCATACGTTTGATGAAAATACTCCTAATCCATAGTTTTAACATTAAAGACAATAAGCCAGAGTTTAACGCTGTGTCTTATTATCGCATGAATAAACCTCATGAAGTTTTAGCACGTTTAAATTCAGAGTTTGAAATTGTGCATTCTAAACCTAATGACATTTATCCTGATGACTTTTTAAAAACTATTGACTTAGTTTTGTTTTGTCGTGAAATAGATAATAGCAACGGAATTATTGAAGCCCTTAATAAGTTAGGCATTAGATTTGGTTTAGATCTTGATGACTATTGGATTTTGCCCGAAGACCATTTGTTATACGAACATTATAAAGAAACTAATAAACCTCAACTAATTATTGATTCAATTAAAGCAGCTCACTTTGTTATTTGCACAACTGAAATATTAGCCGGTAAGATTAAAGAACACAATAAAGAAGTTTATGTTATTGAAAATGGTATTGATACGGATGATAGCGTGTGGCAAAACAACCACGTAAACTCTAAACGGATTAGATACGGATTTACGCAAGGCACAACTCACATACCCGACGTTATGTCTATTCATAAAGACGTGCAAACTGCTTTATACGATGCAGACTTTAACCGTAATTGCCAAGTTATCTTAACAGGTTGGAACGCTATTAGAAGCGAAGAGTCGGTTTATATTGGTTACGAACGTATGTTAACTGATAACCTTAAAACACTATTGCCTGTTGAACGTGAGTATTGTTTACGATTGGTTAAATATAAGTTTCCTAGTGGTATTAGTAAACCATACAGACGTGTGGGTGCATTACCTGTTTATGAATTTGCAAAGGTTTATGACGAGATGGATATATTAGTTGCACCTTTAATAGATAATGATTTTAATAATTGCAAATCAGAGTTAAAAATGATTGAAGCAGGCTTTAAAGGATGTGCATTTATGGGTCACAATGTTAACCCTTACAGTTCTTTAATGACTAAAAAGAATAGCT